AGCCGGCTTGAGTCTGTTGAGATTCCAGATGGTGAGCCACACGGGGTGGCCGTCGACATTATCATCGACTGCTCCGTGCAATTTCGTCCACGGGTAGGGCCACGTCCAGGTCCAGGTCTTGATGACGGACTCGGCGGACGACGCCGAAAGGATAGTGGGGTCAAGGACAGCCAGCTCCGAGATGTTGTTACCAGTAGAGTTGCTTGGGTAAAGAGCTACCAAAAGAGAGCCGTAGTAAAACTGATTAGTGTTCAGTCTAACGGTGATCTCTATATCAGCATGATAATACTGGAAGAGCTTCAAGACGTCAGCATTCCTCGGGTGTTCCCTGAGGAGTTTATCCACGTCCTGATCGAAGAGTGGGCCAGAGAGATCAGCTTCACTCCATGGGATATTAATGAGATGGACCATACGATCCAGGAGCTTATTCTCCTTAAAATCACCGAGGGAGTGGGCAGTCGAAGCATAGCCCTTGATTTCGGTCTGGGCAACATCCCCGACGTCACCGAATGACATGGTCGGGGTAGTGAAAGTAGAGGTATCCGCAGGCGTAGTTAGCTGCTGCGGAGCGGTGGACTGTTGGTCCACATTGAACTTTGCTGTTGTTTGCGTGATGGATTAAAAGCCGATAGGGCTCCATCGGACCCTATGGGCCCCCCAATTGGGGGAGTTTGTCCTACTTGGCTACGGCTAGGACAGGATCCGTACTGCTTCAATCCGACGCAGATTTCTGTCGGAAAGCCCGGTTTAACGCCTCGGGAGGCGAAGGACTCTACGACGGTCTATACTCCTTCAGCCTTTCGGCATGGAGCATTCCGTAGTTTCGGAGGCGGAGCTCGCGCCCAAGGCGAACGGACTCCCTCTTAAACCACGCTAGGGCTTGGTCGTATTTGGGCCGCCCGTGGTGATAGGTCTCAAGCAAGACCGAATCAGCCACGGACTGGGCCACGACACGATCGAGATAGTCAGAGGACGACCACGCCACAGCGTTGTAAATAGAGGCTCCCGCTAGGGGTGCCAGGACGCGACCATGTTCAGGGACGAAGGATCTCTTAAGAAAGGTGATCTCGGTCCACGAGAGCTGGGCCGTGCCG